GCGATGTCGACAACCTCATACTGGCGCGCCTCGAGCAGCTGCGCGTCCACGGCGCTCACGCTGAGAGCGTTGGCCTTGAGGCCCTCCGTCAGGATCAGCGGCTTGCGCGCGTTGACGTTGCCGGCGTACAGCCTTTCCCAGAGGTTGCGCAGCCGCTTGATCTGCTCCTCGTCCATCTTGCCGGGCGATTCGATGGTTATGGACGGGTTCGCGCCGTTGGCGAAGAAGCGCCCCGAATAATCGTCCATCGCCAGCGCGTTGCCCACGGCCTGGTGCGCCGCGTGGCTGATCACCGACATTCCGCGCAGGATCCCCGAGCCCATGCGCCGCATCTCCCAGCCGAATCCGGGAAAGTGCAGCATATCGTCCTGGTCGAAGCCCATGTAGCGCTGCGAGCCGACGTCGGGCCCCCAGTCGGTCCAGTAGACTAGGCGGTTGCCGCGGCGCTCGATCAGCACGAAGTTCGGATCGAGCGGCAGGAACTCGGTGATCTCCGCCGCGACGTTGCGCATGATGAGCGCGATGCCGTCGCCGCGAAGGAGCTTCGCGGTGATCACGTAATCCCAGAACATCGACGCGGTGCAAAGCGAGGTCGGCTGCTCGTTCAGCAGGCCGTTGAGGCTGTGGCTCCATTCCCTTTCGCGGGTGCCCTGCTCGCCGGTCCGATAGACCGGCAGCGGCAGCGTGGCGATGGCGCCCGCGATCAATCTCACGCACGCATATACCGCGGCCACGCGCACCGCAGTGCGCGAGTTGACGTGCATGCCGCTCGCCGCGGGCGTGATCTGGAAGATATCCAGCATCCGCTCGAGGTCGGTGATGCTGAAGACCTCGCCCTGGTTGCGGATCGCCGGCAGGTTCGCGCCGCGGAACGCATGCCAGGCCGCGGTGAGTCGCTCGAGCATCAGACCTCCACGAAGCCTTGCGTGATATCGGTGTTCTCGATGCGCACCTGCATGCGGGCGAGCGCCATGCACAACGCCACGACGCCGTCGATCTTGTTCTCCGGCCTTTCCTTGTTCGGATAGATGTTGTCCTTGTGGTCGCGATGGCAGACCACGTTGGACATCATCCAGTCGAGCACCGGATCGCCGTTGTGGCGCAGCCGGCCCGTGAGCACGAGCTCCTCGATGCGCTTCATCGGCTCGGAGAAATTCAGCACGGTCGGGCGGATCTCGACCATCTGATATCCCTCGTCGAGCATCTCTCCGGCGAACTGCGTGAGCTGCGCCGGGTCGAACGGCACTTCTTTCACAACGTGCAGTGCGGCGTCCTCGCGGAGGCCGTCCTTCACCGCCTCGACGTCGACCACCGCGCCATCGGTCACCTGGATCAAGCCCTCATTCGCCCAGGACTGCAGGTGCTCATTGCCCTTCGTCTCGATCAGGCGCTTCGGCGCGTAGTACTTGCCGAAGACGTGGTACACGCCGCCGCGCTCGATCACCTTGACCTTGGCGAAGATGTCGGTCTTGAACGCGGCGTCGAGGGCCACCACGCAATCCGCGCCCTTGAACTTTTCTTCACGGAGTGCCGAATCCCCGCACTTCCCGTAAGCCACCATGTCCATCCAGGCAATGTCGGCGCCGAGCCATTGGCTGCAGCGCTTGGTGCGGAATTCCGACTGCTCCGAGGGCATGGTCCGCGCCTTCCGCGCCGAGGCCCGGAGGTCCTCGAGCAGCGTCCTCGCATACTGCATGTTGTGGACCGCCTGCAGCATCGGGTTGGCCTTGGGCCACATCCGCTCGTCGGTCCACTCATCGTCGGGCCGGTCGTCGGCGTATTCGACGTCGAGCGTGAAGATGATGCCGAAGTAGGTCTCATCCTCCGCGCGGCCGCCCTTGACCTTGAACCCCATGCCGCCGTGCCGGTGCAACACAGCGTTGAGCAGCTTGATCACATAGCTGCGCTGCGCATAGCACACGCCGGCGCGGTCGGTGCCGGCGGTGGTGATGCCCACGCCGAGCGGCTGCGATCGCGCGCCCGTCGAGCTATCCAGCACGTCCCAGAGCCGGCGATCCTTCTGAGCGTGCAGCTCGTCGCCGATGAACCCGCTCGTGTTCAGACCGTCGAGCGAGCCATAGTCCCGGGCGAGCGGTTGGAAGAGCCCATTCGTCAGCGCGTTGTAGATCCGGCTCTGGTTGAACCCGATACCCAGGTCGCGCTTGAACTCCGGTTCGCGACGCACCATCTCGCGCGCGACCTCCCAGACGATCTTCGCCTGGTCCTTCTTCGTCGCAAAGGTATAGACCTCCGCGCCCTGTTCCTCATCGGCGGCCAGCAGATAGAGGCCGGTACCCGCCAGGTCGGTGCTCTTCGTGTTCTTGCGCGCGACCTCGATGTAGCCGCGGCGGAAACGCCGCAGTCCCGAATCCTTCAGCACCCATCCGAAGAGGAGTGCGTTGCAGAAGACCTGCCAGTCCTCGAGCCGGATCTTCGGGTAGACGAGGCGCCCGTCCTGCAGGAGCGGCTTCGCCCAGTCGCCCTTGATGTGCGGCAGGAGCTCCTTGAACTCGCAGATCCGCGCGGCCTTCTCGTGCTCGAAGCGGTACGGCCACTTCGCATCACGCTCGCTGCGCACCAGGTCGTCGAGGTGACGCTGGCACGCGGCCTTGACCCATTTGCCCGCGAGGATCTTTCCCGCGACGACGTCTCGCGCCCAGTGCGTCGCGCGTTCGGCGAAGGTGCGCGCCGCTATTTCGGCGCGAACTTTGCGAGTCCCGCGGGCGGCGCTTCCTTGTTTTTGCCGGGCTCCATGCCGGGCAGGAATGGCTGGTTGTCCGACGGCGTGACGCGGCTGCGGCCGCTCGGGCTGAGTCCGAATTGTGCGCATAGCTTCTCGTAGGTTTCGAGCGCGCGGCGCGAGATCTGCGCGTACACGGATGGCATGCGATAACCGGATGTCGGCGCTGTCGCGATCAGTCCTGCCTCTCCTTCCGGATCAGCTTTGTTCAGGGCCGTGATCTTCTCCTCGGCCCACACGTAACGCGCCCACTCCTGGCACAACATCGCCAGCAGTCCGCGGTCGAGCTTCGACACCAGGCCGTAATACTCGAGCTCCGGCGCGATTCGATCCCACTCGGCTTTCGCGCCAGGCCAGAGAAATGCCGGCGCGTCGGGAATTTCTACCTCGGGCTTGAATTCTCCGAGCAGCTGGGAGAGCGGTTTCTTGCTCGGGTTGCCTTTGAGCGCATGCACGTTCGCCGGCAGCGGCTTCGGTCCTCGTTCGCCCATCGGTTTTCTATACCCTCAGCTCGGGATACCCCCACCCCAAAACTCCCGCGTGAAAAAATTTGGTTGCGCAGCGGTCGAGAAACAAAACGCCCTCACCTTTCAGCCACCCCCGGAGGCCCGCCCGAAGCCGCCGTCTTCGCGAGCGGTCTTGCGGTCGTGACATGGCTTCGCCATCGCCTGCCAGTTGCTCTGGTCCCACATGAGCCGCTGATCGCCACGGTGCGCGACCTTGTGATCCACGACCGTGGCGGCGCGAAGCCGCAGCACGCCCTCTTGGCACCGCTCGCATTGGCATAGCGGATGCAGGCGCAGAAACTCCTTGCTCTCCCGTTGCCATCGATAGCCGTAGCCGCGGGCTGTCGACGAGCCGCGCTGCCGATCATGCTGATGCTTGGGACAACGCCCCGACTCGGTCAGCACGCCACAGCCTGGCCAGGTGCAGGGTCTTGGCGCTGCGCGCATGAAATAAAAAAGCCCGAGGTGCGCTCGGGCTTTCGATGTTCTGCTGGTCGGACCTAAAACCAAGCGTAGCAGAAGCTAATGAAAAAACGACAGCTTTGCAAATTCTTCCCTGGTTTGTGTCAAGTCGATATGCCGATTTCATTTGTAGATTCCTGATGTTGTCGCGGATAGCAAAATCGCAGGAACACCGTTCGGGCGCGTTCGACGCGACGCTCCAACGTGCGCACCGTCTTGCACTTGCATTGGCGCGCCTTGTTCCTCGGCGTGCCGCGACTCAGATGGTGAACGATCAGCGCCTTCGTATGCTCGGGATGCATCCGCCTCATAATGTGATCGGTGTCCTCCGCCTCGCCGATCATGATCGGGATGCTGTGACTGCTCTCGCGCATGCTCAGCGTGTTGACCAGGTTGTAGGCCGGGAACGGCGATCCACCCCCGCCGCGGCCGCCGCCCCAGTACCAGCGGGACCAATTCTCGATGCGACGCGCAATTTCGCGCTTCTGCTCCTTGCTCAATATCATTTGCGCTCCTCCAGTGCGGCGCGCACCAGCGCCTGGATCCTCGCCCGCTTGATCAGCCGCGCAGTCGCGGCGCTGATCAGACCGTAGTTCACGCGCGTCCTCGCGCGCAGCTCCTCCTCGCGCTCGATCTCCCGAATGCGCGCCCGCTGCTCCGCGCGCAGCTCGATGCCTTCCAGCCGCTCGGCGGCAATCGCGGGGTCGTCATACATCCAAGCCGGGAATACTTTCATCGGAAAGCCACGGCTGGCGGGGCCAAGGGAAGCGAAAACGGGTTACACGGGGTTTCCGGGGGTTGTTTCCCCTCGTATACCTGTTTTGTCATTTCTTCTATTTCTTCTTCTTCCTTTTTTGATCCCTTTATATTGAAAAGAAGAAAAGCCCTTAATAGATATAAGAAAAATGAGAAAACAGATAAAGAACAATGACAAATCAGGTATACGGGCGGGAATTGACCCCGCAAAGCCCGGATAACCCGTTCAATCGGATTTCTTGACACGCCAGCGCGCGACATGGTCCTTTTCTCCGTCTTTGACGATGAGCATCCCGTCCGCGCGCCGCCCCATGTGCGCCTGGAGCCATTTCCCCAAGCGCCTGCCGTTGAGCGATCCGGAGCGGTCCTGCGCGATCTCGCGCAACGCAGTTTCCAGCGGCGAAGGCGGCGCGCCGGTGAGCGATTGACGCATCGAATCGTCGATCACCTCGCGCGCGGTTTGCGGCCGGTCCTGGAATTCCGCGATCCACGTGTGCATGAGCTGCACATGCAGGCCTCGCTCCGGATCCTCCTCCTCGAGCGATTTCATCGAGAGGCACGGATCCGCGCATTCGAGCCACACCAGCGGCGCGCGCACGAGCTCCGACCAGCGCTCGAAGCGCCCCATCGGCTTGATATAGTCCGCGTCGCGCTGTCCCGTCGCGATGAACGCGCGCATTACCGTGAGCCCCGCCGCGACGAGCTCCGGGCGCTTCGCCGTTATCCACTCGCGCAGATCCTGCTCGAATTCCCTCTGTCGACTTTCGGCAAGGTA